GAGCTGTATGCTGCCAATGGTCAAGTTGGCTTCCGGTTTGAAAAGCGCGTCGACGGCAGGATGACCCTTGCCAGCGCGATTACCTACGGCACACAAGCCTAATTCTTCTTGGTGGTATCTCCGGGGTAGGGTGCCGAATACACGCCCTGCCCTGGAGACCGCCAATTTTAGTCATGGGAGAAAACAAGATGATTGCCCTGCGCGACTTTGTGCTGGGCAAGGATAGGATAAAGGCCGGTGAAGCGGTCGACTGCGACCCGGACTGTATGGCCCGGCTAAAACAAAAAGGCTTCGTTGGCGAGGGTTCACCAAGGAATTCAAAGCCGACTAAAAAGAAAACGCCGAAGAGTAAATGACAACCATCACACTGACGAAGCCGGTGACAATCGCCGGCGTTTCTTTTGAGAAAGGGGACAAGGTCGAAGCAACTCCCGCTCTTGCTTTGCTGCTCCTTGATTGCGGCGGCGAACAAAAGCCCAGGGCAAAAAAGAAGGCCGCAAGGTCTGACTGATTCAAGATGTTCAAAAGCCTTCAAAGGATCACCGGCCCGGCGACTCAACTGGTTTCGACCTCTGACGCCAAGGCGCAACTTCGCGTTGATGATTCTGACGAAGATTCCTTGATTGATGCGTTGGTCAAGGCGGCGACCGAAAAGATAGAAGAACACTGCCGGCAAGCTTTCATCGAGCAGACCTGGCAAGCCCGGTTCGATTCGTTCCCGGCCGCCGGCGTTGAGCTGCCAAGGCCGCCATTGGTCGGCGTCGAAAAAGTTGCTTACTGGCCCGACTTGGCAAGCAGCGTACTTCGGGGGCGCGGGGCCAAACTGGTTGTTTCAACTTCACCAAGTGACAGCGCGACAATTGACCGGGTTCTCACCGGGCTCGCTTACAACCTTCGTGTGACAGATTCAAAACTGTCTTTCGAAGACGTTGAATTAACAGGCGCAACAGTCGGGGCAAGTTCCACTTCCTTCACCGGAATCGGGGGCATTACGGCCGGAACATATTTTGTGGATTACTGCGTCGACGCCACAACGGTCTGGTCAGCCTTCCGGGCTTGGGACGTGGAACCATTTGATTTTCCTGCCGTCATTACCCCAAGAACCGACGACCTCCCTGACGTTTCAAGCGAACACGGCTCGCCCTGGTTGATCAATTACAAGGCCGGATATGGGACCGCGACAACCGACGTTCCTGAAGCAATCATTGCGTCGGTCAAAGGCTTGATGACTCACCTCTTTGAGCATCGGGGCGAAGACCCCCGGCAAGTTCCAATTCCTGAATTCATCAAATACATCGTTTCCCACCTAGTCGTTCCCCATCACCTGTGAGAGCCCTTTCCAAAGCTTCGCGCAAAATAACTATCGCGACGCTGCAAACTGCGGTCGACGATCTTGGGGGGCTTGCGGAAAGTTGGGGCGGTTCCGTTTCCGTTTGGGCAGAACGCGAAAACATCAAGGGCAAGTCGGGCGTTGAGGGGGAGCGGGAATTCAACGAAGCCGACGCCAAATTCACCATTCGGCATTCTTCCACAACCGCCGGTTACACGCCGGCCCAACAACGGGTAACGCAAGGGGGGACAACCTTTGACATTGTGGCCATAGTAGACGAGCCGGGTGACCGTCCAGAAGTTCGCCACCTTTATTGCAAAACCTTGGTATAATGGCGCACGCTTTAACAATGCCAACCGGCGGTATCGTGGATTTGCAGTGGATGCCGCAAACAGCGGTTGCCAGAACGGAGAGCCCTTTCTCTTTTGTTTCTCAGGTTCACAAACACCCAGGGCAAAGGCGACAGGTCAAAGTGCGACTGGCTCCGATGGAGGCCAGCACGGCGAGAGAGTGGATTGCCTTTTTCTTGAAACTCAACGGCCCCGAAGGCGTCTTCTACCTTGAAGACACCGTCGGACAGAACCCGACCGCCAGCCGGGGAACGCCGGTTGTATCAGGCGCAAGCCAAACGGGGAAGAGCATTGCATACAGCGGGGGCGCGGCCTCCTCCACAATTGTCAGTGCCGGCGAGTGGCTATCAATTGGAAACCGGCTGCATCAGGCAACGGACACGTCAACAAGCGACGGGTCGGGAACCGGAACCTTCAAGGTTTGGCCTGAAGTTCAAACTGCCCCATTTGACGGGGCACCAATTGAAGTCGACAGCCCAAGAGGAATATTCCGGCTGACAGATTTGCCTTCGTATACGTGGAGCGTCAACCGCCTTATGCAAGGCGTGACCTTTACGGCCGTTGAGGTTGTCGCCCAAGAAATTCTAGACTTCATCAACGTCGAAGCGGTCCTGGCTTTAAGCACAAAACGAAACCTTTACGGGTCATTTTCCGGGGCGCGTTTCAAGACAACCGAAAAAATTTACGACCAAAGCGGCAACGAAAGGGACGCATTCCCCGACCCGGCCCTGGGCGCTGTCACTCTGGCAGCCGACAACGGTTGGGAGTTCCCGACAACGGGAACCAAGGCCGTGATCAACCTTGGGGATTTTATTGGAAACACAATTGCCGACAATCATTCCTGCTTTGCCGTCATGGATTCGAACGCCGTGACCAATCAATACACTTGGGGAAGAGGGTCAACCGGGGGCGACTGGTTTGGAGCGTTTGCGAACGGTTCGACGTCATCAAGCGTTAGCACCTCAATCACGGTCGGGGATATGAGAGTCAACGGCACGTTGGTTTCCGGCAGTACTCGGGGGGATCTTTACACTGCTTTGGGGGCTGATAAGTGCGTGTTCTCTGTCGAGGGCGTCGAGTTCTCTGCAATTGACGGGACGTTCAAATGGGGGGTCAACAGCGGGGTTTATGGGTTCAAGGGATTGCTTTATGAAATCGTGGTTGTTCCCGACCTCAGTTCAACTCTCAGGGATGCCCTGATCGACAATATGAAAACGGCTCACGGTATCAGCTAATGATAAAAGCGCGGCTAGACCTCAAAAGCTTTCGGGCCGTCGAGAAGACAACCGAAGCGGTCCTTGACCAGATCGAGCGCCGTGGAATGAAAGACGCCCTGATGAAGGCGGCAACGCCGATGGTAAAAAAGACAAGAGAACTGGCGACCACGCAAACAGGAGCCCTTCGAAAATCGATTGGGAAAAAAGGTTCAACTAATCGGGCCAAGCAATCAGCCGAAGTTAAGATCGGACCAAGAAAGGGGTTCAGGTTCAAGGGCAGAAAGCCTTCGTCGTATGCTCACCTTGTAGAGTTCGGGCATATCCAGAAAACGCCAGGGGGAACGGTCACCGGTTTCGTGCCGCCAAAGCCATTCATGCGGCCGGCTTTTGAGTCAGAAAAAATAAACTCTCAAAAGATGTATGCCCAAGAACTTTCGGCAGCAATCCACCGGCACTATCGGAGAGCAAAAACAAGGGGGGCGGTCTGATGTCAAAAACGGTAAAGGAAAACTTTCGCGACTACCTTCTGGCAAACGCCGGAGTTTCAGCCCTCTTGGGTTCAAGGCTGTTTCCCGCCAGCGCAAAAAAGACCTATGGAACAATTGACCCTTATTCAGTCTATACGTTCGTCAGCCAAGACCCCGTATATTCCCACAATATGGCGTCAGCCGGGGCGGTATCGGTTGGGGCTTTCAGGACGTACGTGGTTCAAATTGACATCTTTTCGAAAAGCGCCGTGACGGCAGAAAACACCGGGGACGCAATTCGTTCAGCCGTTGAGGGAAAAAAATTCTCACAAGCCAGCACTGTCTTCGGAGCGGTCTTGCTTGATACTGAGTTTGACAATTTCGAAGACGTCACCAGGGCAGACGGCTCATCGGGTCTCTTCAGAAAAACATTACAACTTAGATTGGAGATTGAAGCATGAGTAGTTACGCAGCATTTGGGGCCAGCTTGGTTTATGACCCGGCGGGTTCCCCGTTGACGGTTGGCCAGATCACGAACATCAGCGGCCCCGGGGTCAGTACCGACGCAATCGACGTCACAACCCACGCTTCGGCGTCAGGGCACCGGGAGTTTCTCGCCGGCCTTGTCGACGGCGGCGAAGTCACCGTTGAAATGGTTTACGATCCGCAAACATCAGCGAGCGGCGGGGCTTCCGACGCCCTTGGGGTTATTGAAGCAAAAGCACAAGACAGGTCTTTGAACACCTGGCAGGTTCAAAGCGACACGACGACCGATTACTATCGGAGGTTTTCCGCAATTGTCACTTCCTTCAGCGGAGCGCAACAGCCGGTTGATGGAGCGATAACGGCAACCGCAACCCTCAAGATATCGGGCGCAATCACAACTGGCACGGTCTAAACCTTTTTCATCCCAACAATGCAACGGCCCGCAAGACCCCGCACGGTTTTCGGGCCGTTCGCTTGTTCAAAATTTCGCTGAAAAAACAGGCAGCGCGACCGTCGTCGCTTCCGACCGTAGGGATTGGGAGCGGCGGCGGGGAATTTCCCTACAATGAAAACAAACAAAATAAAGGTCGGGCAAGTGGAACTGCACTTGCGATGGAGCAAAAGAGCGGAATTTAGATTGTCCGAATCCGGCTTTCTTGGCGGTTACGATCCCCGGCGAGGAGTAGCGCAGCTATTCAGTATTCTTGCAGCTTGCAACGAAAACCCGGCGTCGAAGCATTTGACCGCCGAAGATTTATACGAAGCAACCCCGGACTTTGAAGACGAAGACGAAGCCGCCGCGTGGTTTGGAAAGCTAACTGAGGCAGTTGAAAAACTGAGACAGTCGCCGGGAAAGCAGACCAAGAAAAAATCGACGAATTCGCGTTCTGCAAAATAGCCCTGGGCCTTTCCGAAGATGAATACCTTGACTCCAACGATTATGAACTTGCCGCCTTTGCAAAGGTATATCGGGAAGAGCAAAGGGTATCTGACCGCCGGTTTGCTTCGTTCATGGCCCTTTTTGCTAATGCCAACTCAGCCAGGGGAAGACAATTCAAACCGGAAGACTTTATGCCCCGGAAGTATGAGCCGAAAACCCCGATGAATGACGACGAAGTGTTTGCAAAGTTCGACGCAATCTTTTCGGCAAACAAAGAAAAGGAACAACCCTAAAAGATAATGGCAGCAACTACAATGGGACGGCTTGTGATGACTCTCGCATCGAACGATAGCGAGTTCAGAGCCGGCATGAAAAAGACGTTGCAGCACGCCGAACGATCAATGAAGAGGGCGTCGGCAAGGTTTGGCCGCCTTGGTCGACAGATGTCCATGAGTTTGACCGCTCCCCTCGCCGCCTTGGGGGTTGCTTCGGTAAAGGCTTTTGCAAAGCAAGAGGGAGCCGAAAGGAAACTTCAAGCCGCCCTCAAAGCAACCGGCCAGGAAGTAGATGCGAACCTCAAACGCTTCAAGGAACAAGCTGCCGCAATTCAACAGGTGACGACCGTCGGGGACGAAATGTCCATTGAACTGGCGGCAACGGCTACCGCAATGGGTATCACTTCGGACAAGCTGAAGGAAACGGTTGAAGGGGCAATTGGCCTTTCAAAGGCTTACGATATGGATTTGAAGACGTCCATCCGGGCAGCGGCTGCCGCCTTGCAGGGAAAGACTGAGTTGCTCACTCGATATATTCCAACCCTTTCCCTGGTGGAAGGGGAAGCGGCGAAGGTTGCTTTCGTCATGGAAAGAATGGCGCAAGGGTTTGCGATTGCGAAAGCCGAAGCGGATTCAACGGCCGGCCGTTTGCTGCAAATGGCCAATGCAGCAAGTGACTTGATGGAAAGCGTTGGTTCGCGACTTGCCCCGATGGTCACAAAGTTTGCAACCCGTTTGAATCAAATGGCGGTCACCTTGCAAAAGGTAAACCCGGCGCTTCTCGACATGGGAATACAGCTTGCAATCGTTCTTGCTTTGGCGGGACCGCTGACCCTTGTCCTTGCCGGCTTGCTCAAAATGCTTTCGATGATAGCGGCCGTCAAACTGGCTGGCCTTGCGTCAGGTCTGATGTTGCTGACGGTTGCAGCGGGGGGCTTGGTTGCCGTGATGCAGGACGCTGACCTTGCCACAAAAGACGCAACGAAAAGCGGTCTGACGTTTGGAACCATTATGGGGACAGTCATGGCTGCCGTCGCAAACGTAATTCATGGGGTCAGAATTGGGTTCAACGTGTTGACCCTTGGGATTCTTCAGGCGGCGCAGTGGATAGCAAAGGCTTGGACCGGAGTCGGGAATGCAATTGGGGCCATTTTTGAAGTTGTTATCAACGGAATTGGAATGGGTTTCAATTGGTTGATGAACATGATTCGAACGAAGGTTTTTCCGCTGATCAACGAAGCCATGCGGCACATGGCAAAGACGGCGGCCTTTTTCAAACTTGCCGAACCGGGGGAAGGGTTTGACCCCCTTAATACTGCGCCCCGAAAGTTCAAACCGATAAAGCGGGAAAGGTTCACAAACAACTTTGCCGACGGTCTTGAACCGGAGCTTGAAGCCAGAGGGGATCGAATTGCAGAACTGATGGCCAATTTCCCTGGTGCCAAGATCAAGGAACAGCTTTCAGGGATCGGGGAATCAATGGACGAAAACCTCGACCCGGACAAGGTTACGCCGGCGGTCGAAAAAGGAGGGGACTTGGCAGAGATTCTTGGCGAAGCAAAAGACGCCGTGACGGGCATCGGTTCTGCTTCGTCTGGCATGGCTGAAAAAATGGAAGAGAACGCCGGCCGGGCAGTCAGGGCATTGACCGGGCTTTCGGCGGCAGCCGAAGACGTGAAGCTTGGAATTGCCGACGCGGCGAAAAGTCAAACTACTCTTCGGCAGCATTCCGAAAACTTCACAAACACGTTTGCCGACCGGATGACCTCAATGCTCACCGGGGCAAGCGATCAATTCCGTTCCTTTGGGGACGTGGCAAAATCAGTTTTGCAGGACATCGCAAGCGAGATGGTTCGGGGAGGAATCAAGGATTTGCTTGGGGGGTTGTTTGGCGGCGGCCAGGGCGGCGGCGGCGGCGGGTTGCTTTCCGGGCTGTTCCAAGGAATTGGGGCACTGTTTGGAGGAGCGAGGGCAACTGGCGGGAGAGTGCTTGGCGGCAACGCCTACCTTGTCGGAGAGAATGGGCCGGAACTCTTCAGCCCCGATCAAGGGGGAGTCGTTCTGCCAAACTCCCGGCTCAACGAAGTTGGCGGCGGGGGCGGAACAAGCGTGGTCGTCAACCAGACCTTTGAAAGCGGCATGGATGAGGGGGCGTTGACCCGGCTGGCGCGGGTAATCAAGGAAGATACGACCGAAGGAATTCTAGACGCCGTACAAAGGGGAGGGGGCTTTAGGGCTGCCGTGCAAGCATGAGTGAACGAACCCTGACCGAAGCCGTAAAGGTTGCGGCAGCCTCCGAAGTTGTTGCGCCATTCTTTGCAGTATCAGCGGCCTTTCCTTCGGGGACCGTCAGAATTTGGGCTGGCGTTGGTGAATTAACTATTTCGGGAAATACTTATGAAGGGGTTGGGGAGTTTCTTACGATTGAAGCGATAACGGAAACAGTCGACGGCGGGAGCAACGGGGTTGCCCTCACTTTGTCAGGAATCCCAAGCGAAGTCAGGAACCCGATTTTCGAAGACAAATACCAGGGGAATGAAGCCGAAGTGATTATGGGGGTTTTTCAACCCGGTGACGGCTCAATCATTTCCGACCCCATCACAATTTTCAAAGGGCACCTTGATTCCGACACCGTCAAGGAAGACGGGAAAACGCAAACCATCACCTTGCGGGTTGAAAATCGAATTGTCGACCTGCTACGGCCAAGGGAATACCGATACACCTTAGAGGGTCAACACGCCTTGAAAGGGGCAACAAGTGACATGGGGCTGGAGTTCATGCCGGCACTACAGGAAACGCAAATTGATTGGGGGCCAAATGCATGAAAATAGTTGATTGGGAAACAAGCCTTGCGGCGTTCTTTGATACCCGGTCGGAAGTTCCTTTTGCTTGGGGGATAAACGACTGCTTGCACTTCATGCTCGATGGGGTTGAAGCAATGACGGGGAAACAGCCTTGGGAGAGCCCGGGGGCTTCCACGGCTTACGAAGCAGCACGTTGGCTTGAAGCGTTGGGCGGTCTGCAAGAGCTCTTTTGTGTAATCGCCAAAAACAATTCTTGGGCCGAAGTGATTAACCCGGCCAGGAATATACAGCGCGGCGACGTGGTTTTGTTTGAAGACCAAAGCCGGCTTTGTTGCGGCGTTGCTGGCGTCAACGTGATCCTTTGCCCTGGAGAAAAACAACTCAAAGGTGTTTCGCCCGGCAGAGCAAAAATTGCCTTTCGAATTCCAACCCAAGAAGCACCATGCCCCCGGTAGTCGGCGCAATTGTTGGAATTGTTCAGGGCATAGCGGCGGCGGTCGGTG